GAACCCGGCGAACGTCGACGTTATGATGCAGAACCCCGACGGGTGGGCGACCTATCACGCTTGGGCCGCATATGTTGCGCGGGCAAATGCGACTTTTTCCGAACGCGCCCTGCGGTTGCTCGCCGATACCGAGCAGCTTGCCCGCGACCTGCGGGCCTATCGTGACGCGGCCGACCCCGGCCCGGAAAAATCCCGTTACCGCTACCCGCTGCGCGATATCGAGCACGCCGCGGCCCTAATCCGAAAGGCCGGAATATGACGACCCCCGACGCCCCCCGTACGCTTGGCGAGGCCCTTACGACCGACGCCATGTACGCCGCCCGGGCCCGGTTCAACGCCCGGCTTGCCGTGCGGCCGTGCTGCCGAGCCCATGGGACGACCTGCCCCGATTGCCGCAAGGTCGAAGCGAAATCCCCGCGCTGGCGCCGCCGGGCGCGCGATTTGCGCGATATGCTGCTCGCGTGGTGGAACCATGGATAACCCGACGGAACGCCTCGTCGCGACCCTGCGCGAGCGCGACCGCTTGCGCCAGCGCCTCGCGGGCAATGACCGCCAACTAGCGGCCGACCTGCGCGTATGGGCCGAAAGCCGCCCCGGGGCCGTGCGCGGCGCCGCGACCGAGCCCGGCGCCCGGTTCTTGCTGCGCCAAGCGGGATTGCTCTAATGCCGGTCGGTCGCGCGTGGTACGTGCGGGGGCAAAAGCTGGCGTTCCCGTTCGGCGAGCGTTGGCTTTCCGGCCCGTTCGAAGCGTTGGCCGACGCGGTCGCCGAGGAACGACGGTTGCGGCCCCTTTACCCCGACGCGAGCCTATCGACCCGCATTCGCACCGGCAAGAGCCTGCCGACCGTTACCCCGCGCAAGGCCGGGCCGGTCGAGTTCAACCTTGCGCGCGTTGCCGAACGCCGCGCCGCCGCCGAGGCGATCGTCGATCACGTGGTAGGGCGCTTGGGGCTCGACGCGCGCCTAGAGGATTGGGACGGCGAGCCCGACGTCGATTGCCTTACGCCGAACCTATCGGCGCAAATTTGGCTCGCTCATACCCCGCTCGCCCCCATGCCCATTATCTCTTGGTATGGCGCGCGGTTCCCGCTGCGCGCCGTGCCCGGGGCTTGGCCGGCCGAGTTCAACGCGCGCCGCAGCAAGGCGACAAGCACCCCGCGCGATTGGGGGCAACTGTTCGAAATGCTCGAAATCGGCCTGCTCGCCGCGATCGACGGCAGCGCCTTCGAATTAGAGGTGTAACGCCATGCTCGACACCGCGAAACTGCGCGCCACGGCGGAACTCTACCGCCGCCGCGACGCCCTCGGCCCGCACGCGTGCCGCGACGCCCTGCTCGGTTGGGCGGGGGCCCTCGGGCTGCTCGCCGTGCTTTGGGGGTTGTTCTCGTGACCGACCGCCTCGTGCCGATTACGTGCGGGGGGTACGCCCCGCCGCAGCCGCCCGAACCGACGCCCGCAAGCGACGGTCGATCGCGCGCAGCCGCAGCCGCTCGTAAAAAGCGACGCAATGGGCGACGGGCTCGGTCGTAAAATAAAGGCGTTCGGCATACGTCATTTGCGGTATTTCCCGTAAAATTTGCAAAATAAGCGCCAATCCTAAATTTAGCGTAAAAATCCCCCGTACCGCCCCCGTATTTCCCCCGTACCTATGGGGGGCCAAAAAGTCCAGCAAAAGCAGGGGGTTACGGCCTATTTTGGGTGATTTCCCCCGATGCCCCCATAGCGGGGCGTTATTCCGCAGGCGTGCAGGCGCGAGCGCGAGCGTGCGCGCGTATAGGAATGTATGATTCTATGGGGGGTACGGGGGATTTACGATATTATATAGGGGAATCATATGTTTACGACCCCCCATAGGTACGGGGGGTCTATGGGGGGTACGGGGGAACCGCAGAAAACCGCGGGTTTGGGCTGCGGAGGGGCGAAAAAGGGCGGATTCCGGCGGGGTCGGACGTTTTGGGTTGTGTTCGCGTGACCGTGCGGGCATTTTTGGGCGCATGGACACCGTAAATTTACCCGCCCCGACCCGCTCTCCCGACGCCCCGCTTACCGCCATACAGGCGGCGTTCGTCGAGCACTATTTGCGCTATCGGAATGCGACGCAGGCGTACAAGCACGCGTCGGGCAAGGGCAACGCGATTGCATACCATACCGCGGCGCAAGAGGGCGGAAAGCTACTGCGCGACGGCCGCGTGCAAGCCGCTATCCGCGCCGGGGCGAAAGAGGCGTTCAAGGGCACGGCCGCGTCGGTCGGTTGGCTCTTGCAGCGGTTCCTAGATATCGCCACGGCCGACCCGCGCGAACTGATTGGGCTTAAGGTCGGTTGTTGCCGGTACTGCCACGGCGACGACCACGGGTATCAGTGGCGCGAGCGCGAGTATTTGGAGGCGGTCGCCGAGGCCGAGCGACAAGTTCGCCTTGCGCCCCCTTCCATGCGCGCCGAGGTTCGTTTCCCCGATATCGCCGGGGGGTTTGGATACAACGCGACCAAGCCCCCGCACCCCGATTGCCCGCAATGCCACGGCGAGGGCCTAGAACGGTTTGTGCCGCGCGATACCGACAACTTGAGCGATCAAGCCTTGTTGCTTTTTGGTGGCGTCAAAGTGCGGCCGAACGGCGGGTACGAAATCATAATCGCCGACCGGCAAAAGGCCCTTGAGAACGTCGGCCGGATCATGGGGGCCTTTACCGACAAGGTGCAGCATTCGGGCGCGATTGGCGCCCTTGTCGCGGTCGACGACTTGCGCAAGGCCGACCCGGTCGCGGCGGCCAAGGCGTACCGCGAAATGATCGCCGGCAGCCTGTCGAGCGGTTAGGGGTTGACCGCGCCGTCAATCCGAGCGTAGGCAGGTCGCCCGTATAGGAGCGAATCGCCATGCTTTACGCAATTGCCGGCGTTGCCATACTCGCCGCGGCTTATACCGTGGTTTGGGCCATGAAATCCGCCAAGAACTGCACGTGCGACCGGCCGGAATGCGGCGGGGGTTGCGCGCCGTCGTTGTTCGACGACCCCGACGCCTGCGATATGTGCCACGGCTCGGGCCGCAATTGGGCCTGCCAAGTCTGGCCGGGGCGGCCGTGCCGCTACTGCGCCGGGACGGGCCGCGCATGAAAACGGCGACCGAGCGCCTTATCGAACTCGTCGAGCGGCTGCGCCCGACCGGCTATATCGGCGACGGTATGGTCGCCGAGTTGCAGCATTTGGCGGGCCGGGCGCGCGTTGAGCATAACTTGCGGCCGACCTGCCCGGTTTGCGGCCGCGTCGATTGCGAGCGGCATTAATGGGGCGCCCCCGTACGCCGCGCGAGCGGTCGGGCATGGTCGTATGCCCCCGGGACGATCGCGGCCGCCTGTTGCCGCTCGACGCCCTGCAACGGTTTGCCAGCAAATGCCGCTTCGACGCGACGACCGGCTGCGTCGTTTGGGGCGGCGGCAAGACCCGCGGCCGGGGCAATACCGCCGAGTACGGCAGTTTTTGGTACGAGGGGCGGCGATGGTTTGCGCACCGTTGGGCCGGGGTTCTTATTCACGGCCTGCGGCTCGACGGCGTGCAGGCGGGCCATACCTGCGCCAACTCGCTTTGCGTCGAACACGTGATCGGGCAAACGCTGGCCGAAAACATGGCCGAGCAGATCGAACGGCTCGGGCCGCCCGGGACGCGCCGGGCTCGGGCCGTCGAGCAAACGAACGAACAACGGCAATTCTGGCTGCTCGTCGAGCGCGGGTACGAGCAGTTACCCCCGCCGCCCGCGCCGGAACCCGACGAAATCCCCTTCCACACCCCGCCCGAATGGCTGCGGCCTTTTCTGGCGCAACCGGAGAACGACGAATGCCCCTTTTGACCGATACCCGCCCATGACGGGTTACGTTTCGCCCTACGGGAAACCTCGGGGGCTCGCCGACCGGCTCGCGAATTGGGCCGAACGAATGGGAAGCGACCGGCATAATCGGAGATTTGAAATTGGCTGCGCAGGTTCTCAATAAGCGCGAATGGCTGGAAATGCTGCGGCTTTCGAGCGACCCCGACGCGCACCGTTTCGCGACCGAGGCCCTTGCCGACGACGAGACGCTAGAGGCGGTCCAAGACGCGGCCGACCGCGCGCAGGCGTCGAACGAAAAGTATTCGGGCGCCGACCCGGTCGCGGTTATCGAACAACTCGACGAGGCGGCGCTATCCGCGCGGCGCGAGTTCGAAAGCGTACGCGACGTGCTCGTGCAGGCCGGGGCGCTGTCGCCCGACGACCGCGAAACCCCCGTCGCCGACCTCTTGCGGGCGTTGCTCGCATGAAAGCGACGCACCGCGACTACCTGCACCCGGGGCACCTGCGCGTCGAGGTCGGCGGGTCGTTTACCGCGTGGTCGCCCGAGACGGGGTTTTTCCAACGTACGGCGCTATGCCTCGCCCCGAGCAGCGCGGATTATCGCCGCCTGTTCGACCCCCGGCTGCCGACTTGGCCGGGCGGCGAGGTTGTCGACGGCGTCGAACGGGCGCGGCCGGCATGAAACTCGGGAGCGCCTGCCCCGATTGGTCGCCCGACGAGGATAACGAGTTGCGGGCGCTTTGGGCGCGCGGGCTGTCGGCGGGCGATATCGCGGCCCGCCTCGTGCGGCGCAACCGTAACGCCGTCATGGGCCGGGCTTTCCGCCTCGACCTGCCCCGCCGGCCGTCGCCGATACCCCCGCCGCGGCACGTTACCGCGCAGCAACGCGCCGCCGACGCCGAATACGCCCGGTCGATCGCGCGAGCGGCCCGGGGCCAAACGGATTTCTAACGAAAGGAAAAACGAGAAATGACCGAAAGCATAAGCGGAACGCTTGCCGAACGGGGGTCGCGGTATGGCGATTTCGGCGAGCACGCGCGGATAACGCAAGCGATCAAGGCCGCTATGGCCGATAGCCCGAATTGGGCCGGGTTGGCCGCCGACCAACGCGAGGCGTTGGAAATGATCGCGCACAAAGTGGGCCGTATCTTGAACGGCGACCCCAATTATCACGACTCTTGGCACGATGTAGTCGGTTACGCTACACTCGTCGCCGACCGTTTGGAGGCATAGGGCCATGCAACACCGCAAAGAGCCGCGCGCAGCGCACCAAGCCCTTATGACCGAGTTACGGGGGGTCGTCGCCCGGTTCGACGCGCAGGGCGTGCCCGGCGTCGAACGTATCGCCGTGCTGGCGCAGCTAATCGGACAGGAAATCCACGACCTGCCCCCGGGGCTCCCATTTGGCGCGGGCGAAATCCTGCATTCGGTCGCCGCTAATATCGAGCAGGGGAACCGCACGGCGTCGGGCGGCAATCCCTCGGGGCTTTTGGGTTTCGGGTGACAATTCAGCGCGAGCCCCCCGGCATTTGGCGCGCCGTATGCGATACGTGCGGCGACGAATGCTTGCTTAATGCCGAGGGGCCGCGCCAAGAGGCCGACGACGAACTGCGCGCGGCCGGTTGGGGGTTTCGCCTCGTTCGATCGCTCGAATATGGCCGGCGCCGCCCGGCTTACCACGAGCACGATTGCCCCGATTGCGTTTAGCGGTTATTCCTCGCGGCCATGCAAGCGACCGCAACCCATTTCGCAGGAGCCGAGCCGTTGCCGGATAGACTACTTGCCGCGGGCGACCCGAGCGACGTTCGGTTTCAGTTCGAAGTGATTCGCCAATTGGCCGAAAGCGTGCGCCAGCAAACCAATTCCCTTGCGCGAATGCAGGAACAGCTTGCGGCGATGGCCGAGCGAATGGCGCGGATAGAGGCAAACCGCGTGCACGACGACGTCGAGCGGCTGCGAGTCGGGCTTGCCGAGGAAACAAAGCGGGTCGACGCCTTAATGCGGGACAAAGATCGCCGCGACGGCGCGCTCGGGGCGTGGGCGTGGCTTCAACGCAGCGCCCCGTGGGCGGCGATTGCAGCGGCCGGGGCCGCCGTGCTCGCGTGGCTCAAAGACGGTTAAACCCCGCTTTGCAATTCGACTTTCGCAACCCGGATTACAGCGCCGTATTTGCCGAGCGGGCGCGTCGCCTAGCATGGCTGCGCGCCGACGATACCGGCCAGCGCCTTGCCGACGTGCGGGCCTACTATGCGACCGACGAGGGCGTCGTTGATTTCATTTCAGATTGGGGAATGACGTTCGACCCGCGGCTTGCCGAGGTCGGGCAACCGACGATCGTTCCGTTTGTCCTTTTCCCCAAACAACGCGAGTTCCTGCAATGGGCGCTTGAACGCTGGCGCCGGCAAGAGCCGGGCGTCGCCGACAAGTCGCGCGATTGGGGCCTTACGTGGCTTGCGATCGCGTTAAGCTGCACGCTTTGCCTCTTTCGCGAGGGCCTGCATATCGGGTTCGGGTCGCGCAAAGAGGTTTACGTCGACTCGGCCAAAGAGCCTAAAGCGATGTTCCATAAGGCGCGCCAGTTTATCGAGTTGCTGCCGGTCGAATTTCGCGGCGGTTGGGACCGCAAGGCGAACTCGTCGCATATGATTATCGAGTTTCCCGCGACCGGGTCGGTAATGACGGGCGAGGCGGGCGACAATATCGGCGCGGGCGATCGGGCAACGCTCTATTGGCTCGACGAGGCGGCCCTTATCGCCCGGCCGCAGCTTGTCGAAGCGTCGCTATCGCAAACCACGAATTGCGCGATTTCGATTTCGACCCCGCGCGGTATGTCCAACCCCTTCGCCGTTAAAATCCACCGCGCCGATTGGGTCGCAAAGGGCATGGTTTTTCACGCCCATTGGCGCGACGACCCGCGCAAAGACGACGCGTGGTACGAAAAGCAGAAATTCGAACTCGACGCCGTCACCTTGGCGCAAGAGGTCGATATGAGTTATACGGCCTCGGTCGTCGGGGTCGTCATTCCGCAAATTTGGGTACAGGCGGCCGTCGGGGCTGCCGAGGCGCTGGCGATCGACCTGCGCGGGCGGCGGGCCGCCGCGTTCGACGTCGGCGACGAGGGCAACGACGAATGCGCCTTTTGCGCGACCCGCTCAATTCAGGTCGAAAATGTTACGACGTGGTCGGGCAAGGGGTCCGATATTTTCGACAGCGTCGCAAAGGTATTCGGGTTTTGCGACGTGCTCGGAATTGACGAGTTCGAATACGATTCCGACGGCCTCGGGGCGGGCGTGCGCGGCGACGCGCGCGTGCTTAACGAGAACCGGCGCCAGAAAATTAACGCCGTCGCTTGGCGCGGGTCGGGCGAGGTCGTCGACAAAGACAAGCCGATTCCCTCGGCGGCCGGCCGCAACGCCAAGCGCGACCCGGGCGAAATCGTGCGGCTAAACGGCGACTATTTCGAGAACGCCAAGGCGCAAGGTTGGTTTGACCTGCGCGCCCGCTTCCAGCGCACTTACCGGGCCCGGAAAATGCACGAGGCGGGCGAGGATTGGCGCGCGGCTTATTCGCCCGACGACCTGATTTCGCTTAATCCGAAAATGCCGGGCCTGTCGCGGCTTTGCGTGCAGCTATCGCAACCGACGTACACGGCGGCCAAGTCGGGCAAAATGATGATCGACAAGACCCCCGAGGGCGGTAAATCGCCGAACGACGCCGACTCGGTAATGATGCGGTTTGCCCCTCGCAAGGCGCGCGGCCGGTACAAACTCGACGCTTGGGCCTCGTAAAGAAAAGGGCGGAACTGGCGTTGCGGCCAGCCCCGCCCCGAAAGGTTGGGAGAGGATGCCTAAAAGGCGCGCCCGCCATAGCCGCACGCCCCCAATTCGGCAAGAACTCGGCGAATATCCTGCAAGTGCCTATGCACGCCCCTATGGTCGCTCGGCGTTTGCGGATAGAAAATCGACCGGCACTTTCCGTCGAACTCGACGACGAGGGCGCGGGATTTGCCCCGGAACTCGCGGCAGACGACCCGAACCGCCGGGAACTGCGAAAGTTCCCGGTCGGCGGCCTCGTCGTGCGGGTGGCGTTTCAACTGCCCAAAACCCCGAGGCAATACCCGATAGGGCAGTCGTCCCGCATATCGGCGCCCGACGCCTTCCATGCAGCGTACACGAGGGCGACGCGGCGGTCGATCGCGGCGGCCTCGTCAAGTGTGACTAGGCCGTTTCCGTACAGGCAGTCGATTGCCCCGTCGTCGAAATGGTGCATGAGCCCGAGGGCGTTCAGTTCGCGAATGAAAGTTTCGGCCTCGTAACGGGTCGTAACGGGCAGGGCGAGCAAGCGGGTAAGGTCGGCCATTTTACGCGGCCTCCCATTGCGCTTTGCGGCGTTCGTCGGCGCTCGGGTTCTCGTACCCGATAATGCGGCCGCACCGGCTCCCCTCGGGGTTAACCCCCTGCGCGGTCCAATAGTCAAACTCGACGCGCGTTCCGCAGCCGAACCCGACGCCGTTTGAAAGCAACCATTCGTAAACAGGAACCGTAGGCATTTGCGTTTCTCCAAATCGCAGACTGTCCGAATCGTATGGCAGGAATTGACCGCCCCGTCAAGTATTGACGCGCCCCGGTTTGACCTCTACGTCAACCCCATGACCGCATATTATAACGAGTTCGACCCGTTCGCCGCGCAATGGCTGCGCAACCTGATCGCCGCGGGGCACCTGCCCCCGGGCGACGTCGACTCGCGCTCGATACTCGACGTGCAACCGGAGGATTTGAAGGGCTATGACCAATGCCATTTTTTCGCAGGAATCGGAATTTGGGGGTATGCGCTTCGCCGCGTTAGGTGGCCGGACGATCGCGGAATTTGGAGCGGCTCTTGCCCCTGCCAACCTTTCAGCGCGGCAGGCAAAGGCGCTGGATTTGACGACGAGCGGCACCTCTGGCCCGCGTGGTACCACCTCGTCACGCAGCGCCGCCCTGCAATCGTCGTTGGAGAACAGGTTGCGAGCAAAGACGGGCTCGAATGGTTCGATCTTGTATCGACTGACTTGGAAAACGCGGGTTACGCCGTCGGGGCGGCCGATTTGTGCGCTGCGGGGTTCTCCGAACAAGGCGGCCGCGGTGGCGGATTTCATTTGCGCCAGCGGCAGTATTTCGTCGCATTCCTTGAAGGGCTGGACGACGCCGCAAGCGCACGACACGAACGGGCGCAGCAAGACGCAAAAGCAAATCCACGGGACGAAGCACGGCTGCGCTTGCCTAGTGAACGAGGCGGCGGCAGCGGGTTGGCCGACGCCGACAACGCGGGATTGGTGCAGCAATTCGGCGAGCCCGGAGTACCATGCGCGCCGAGCCGAGCACCCGAGGGGCGAGGGGATGGACGCGGTTTCGATGCTTGCGGGTTGGCCGACGCCGCATACGTCGAGCGCGACGGGCCCGGGGGCCGAGGGCCGAGCGGGGGGCCTGAATATCCAAACGGCGGCGGAATTAGCCGCGTGGCCGACGCCCGGGGCGGGGGACGAGAAATGGCGCTACTCGAATCCCGAGGTTGCGGAACGGCGGCGGCAGTCGGGCAAGCAAATCGGGCTGGAAGCGGCGGCGTGCCTTGCGACGATGCCGAACGACAGCACGGCGTTTCTGATAATGACGCCCGACGGCCAAACGCAAATCTCGTATATTGCCGCGACGGGCGGTGGCGTCCAATTGAACCCGGGGCACTCCCGTTGGCTTATGCGGTTCCCCGTTCAATGGGAGCAATGCGCCCCGAATTACGGGCCGTATGCCTTGCTACAGGCTTTAGCGAACGCGACTTAGCCGAGGCCCGCAAGTACCGCGCGGGGGCGCTAAAGGGGTTCGGCAACGCTCTTGACGGCGAAACGGTCATCGCGTTTCTAGAGGCAGCATTGCCGCTCGCACCCTAGCGTGATATTCCGCGCCCCATGGGTAACGTATCGCCATTGCCTCGCCCCGCCCCCCGCGCTTTCGCCGACGGGTACGCTAACCTAATGTCCCGCCTCGGCACGACGGCCGACCGGGCGAGCGCCGCGTACTATTGGGTACCGCCCCTATCGCAGCAGCAAATCGAAGCGGCCTACCGCACGTCATGGCTTACCCGAAAGGTTCACGACCTGCCCGCGTTCGAAATGACTCGGGCCGGGCGCGAATGGAACGCCAAGCCCGAGCAGATTACCGCGCTAGAGGCGTACGAGCGCCGCCGCACGGTCGACGTTTGGGGCAAGCTGCGCCGCGTGCTTGCGGTCGCTCGGCTGCACGGCGGCGCGGCCCTGATTATGGGCGTTCGATCGGGCGGCAGCGCCGACCCCTCGCGGGCGCTCGACGTCGAGCGCGTCGGCAAAGAGGGGTTGCGGTACCTGCTCGTCGCGTCGCGGCACCAGCTTTCCGCGCCGTTCGGGATTGAAACCGACCCCGAAAGCGACTTTTACGGCGAACCGGCAATGTACGAACTGCGCGGGGCCAAGGGCTCGACGCTGCGCATTCACCCGTCGCGAATTATCCCCTTTCGCGGCCAGCCGTTGCCCGAGGGCGCCGTTACCGTATCGACCCTAGACCAGTTTTGGGGCGACCCGCTCTTGCAGTCTATCAAAGGCGCGATCGACAATAGCGAAACGGCGCAGGCGGCCGTCGCAACCTTGCTGCACGAAATGAAGCAAGACGTTATCAGCATTCCGGGGCTTACCGAGCAAATCGCGACCGAGGGCGCCGAGGGCCGCCTTGCCGCGCGTATCGAAGCCCTGAACCGGTTCCGTTCCATGTTTAACGCGTTGCTACTCGACGGCGGCGACGACGAGGGCAAGGGCGGCGAGGAATGGGAAACGCGGCAGCTTACCTTTTCGCAGCACCCCGAACTTTTGCGCCAGTTCCTCGCCATTGTGGCGGGCGCGGCGGATATCCCCGTTACGCGCCTTATGGGCGAAAGCCCGGGCGGGCTCAATTCGACGGGCAAGGGCGAGCAGGACGATTTTAACCGCATGATCGCGGCGCGCCGAATGGCCGAAATCGCGCCGGCCCTGTCAATTCTCGACGAGGTACTTATCCGGTCGGCCCTCGGCGGCCGCGACCCGGATATTTCGTACAAGTTCGGCGACCTGTCCGAACCCGACGAGACGGGCGAAAGCGAAAACGACAAGCGCGACGCCGAAACCGTGCAGATTTACGCGGCGACCGGGCTTATCCCAAAGGACGCGCTCGCAAAGGCCGCCGCAAACCGCATGATCGAGTCGGGCCGCTGGCCGGGGCTCGACCAAGCGATTCAGGAATCGCAAGCCGAACTCGGGTTGCCGCCCGAGGGCGACGACCTCGACCAAATGCCCGACGACCCGGCAGCCGGGGCCGACCCGGCGGCGGTCGACGCTATGCAGCAACGCGGCACGATTACGCGCGACCAAGCCCTAACGCTGATCGCCGACGCGCAGCCGCGCAGCCTTTACGTTAGCCGCAAGCTGCTAAACGTCGCCGAGTTCACCGCGTGGGCCGAGAGGCAGGGGTTCACGGTCGCCGACGACTTGCACGTGACCGTCGCGTATAGCCGCGCCCCGGTCGACTGGATCAAGGCCGACAATGATTGGCCGAGCGACGCAAACGGCGGATTCACCGTCGAGCCCGGCGGCCCCCGCGTGGTCGAACCGCTCGGCGATAAAGGCGCAATCGTGCTGCTTTTCGCCTCGTCGCACCTGTCCTATCGTCACGAGCGAATCCGCGAACTGTCGGGCGCCGGGCACGACTTTACCGAATACGTCCCGCACGTCACCATAACGTACGACGGCCCGGGCGACGTCGACCTGTCGGCGGTCGTCCCGTACCGCGGCGCGCTCAAGTTCGGGCCGGAAATTTTCGAAGAAGTGGACGGGGCGTAAGGCCCGGGGCGTATGAAAATTGACCTCGTCACGCTCGTAAAACGGGTCGGCAAGTACCGGGCCCCGACGTTCACGGCGGCAGAAATCCAACCGACGCGGGCCATGGGCGACGACGTGCTGCGGCTATATATGCGCGTAGTGCGCGAATGGCTGCACCAGTGGCAAACCGTCATTCGGCCGGCGTACGAGACGACCTTAGCCGAGGGCCTGCGCGATAGCGTCGCCGACGTGCAGGGCACGGTCGACGAGGCGGCAAACGCGCTTAACCGGCTCGTCGTTTCGATCGACGCCGACCTGTCCGATTGGGTCGTGCAAACCGAGGAATGGCACCGGGGGCAATTCGGCCGGCTCTTTACGCCCGTCGGCGTGCGGCTGGATATGATGCTCGGCGCGGCCGACGTCGGCCCGACCATGCAAGCGGTACTCGCCGATAACGTCTCGCTAATCCGGTCGCTTAACGACCAAATGCGCAACGGGATTTCGGGCGCGGTTTTCCGGGGGCTTACCAACCGCACGCCGGCCCGGGACGTTGCGCGCGAAATCCGCAAGCAAACCGGAATCGGGCAACGGCGCGCCGAACTGATCGCGGCCGACCAATTGCAGAAATTGACCGGGCGGCTCGACCAGCAACGGCAAGAGCAATTGGGGCTCGTCTCGTTCGAATGGGCGCATTCGGGAAAGTTGCACCCCCGCGAATGGCACAAAGAGCGCAACGGCAAAGTGTACCGTTGGGACTCGGAAGTCGGCAAGAACGACCCGCCCGGGTTCGCCATACGCTGCGGCTGCCGCGCGCGTGCCGTGGTCGACCTAGAGGCCGAGGGCGCCGGGCAACAGGGCGAGACTCCCCCACCGCCACCGCCACCGCCACCGCCACCGCCACCGCCACCGCCACCGCCGCCCGAGCCGGTCGTCGTGCGCCCGGTAATGGCCGGGGGCGGGTTCACAAACCCGGCGGTAACGGCCGAGACAATCAAGGTCGAAAAGCGCCTCGCCGTGCAAAAGCGGCTGCGCGCCGAGTTCGAACAGGCGGCGAAGGATTCCAAATACGAGGCGCGGCGCGAGTTTCGCGACCGGCAAGATAAGGATTTCGGAAACGCGACGTTTTCGGCGGCGTTCGACGACGAGACGGTTTCAATGATCGCCGCGCTCAAGCCGGAACTCGACGCGATGGCCGACCGGCTGGCAATCCCCCGCTTGCGCGGGTTCAAGTCGGTTTCCGGCGGGAAGGCCATGGCAAACCAAGGCGACGGCGTCATGGGGATAAACCCGACGTACTTTAACGCCTTCGCCGAACGCGTCGGGGGCCGGGCGCCGGGCGGGGCGGTCGCCGAGTTGCAGGCGCAGCGCGACGCGATCGCGGCCGAAATGCGCCCGCTCGTCGAACGCGTGCAGGAAATCCGCGGGCGGCTGCAAGGCGTACCCATGAACGACCCGCAATGGTCGGCGCTTTGGGACGAACAAACGCCAATCCTAAAGCGGCTTTCGAAACTGCGCGACGACGACGCAAAACTCTGGCGCAAACAAAGCGCAATGAAGCGCAAAGGCGAAAGCACCGGGCCGTCGACGTGGAAACCCGGGGACGGCGCTAAATCGCGCCCTTATACGGCCGACTCCTATTTCGACGACGGCGTCGAAAAGGCGCGCACCGTGCTATTCCACGAGTTCGGGCACCACGTGCACCAATACCTTAAGCGCGAGGGGCCGCGGCGCCAGTTCGGGACGCCGCCGCTCGAACGCGACCTTAGCCGTTGGTACCGCCGCGACCTGCACGCCGACCCGAACCGAATCCTTTCGAAGTACGCGACCACGAACGAACACGAATGGTTCGCCGAGAGTTTCGCCGCCTATGTCATGGGCCGCCGCGACCTGCTCGGGCCAAGCGCGATCGAACTGCTAGAGGCGATTTTTAATGGCACGTATTGACGACCTGATTTCGAAGCGCGCGGCTTTGACCGCCGCCGACGTGCGCGAAATCGAAATCGAACTGGCGCTTATGCCGGTCGACGAGGCGCACGAAAAAGAGCCGTGGGTTTGGGAGGCGGTCGCCCTGATCGTGAACGACCCCGATTACGCGGGCGACGCCAAATTGCCCGAATCGGAATGACGGGGCGGTCAATTCTTTTTGATTGTCAAGGGCCTATTCCCTGCGGTATTTTCCGGCCATGACGTTCTTGTATGACTTTGCCCCCGTCTCGATTGAGCACGGCCGCGCGCGAATTACGCCCGAGGGCTATTTCGTCGCCGACGCGCTCGTCGGCCGGGCAAACAATATTCAAGAATACCGCGCGGCCGAACTCGGCGACGCTTTCGCCGACCGTGACCCGCTTTCGATCGTTCGCGTTTTCCGTCCCGAATCCGAGGTTTTTGCGGTCGACAGTGTGCGCAGCGCGTCGCGGCTGCCGATTACGCTAGACCACCCCGTACAAAACGGCCGGGGCGTAATGGTCGATTCGAAGAATTGGCGCGAGTTCGCCAAGGGCGAAACCGGCGAACAGATTATGCGCGACGGTGAATTTATCCGCGTGCCCATTCGCGTTACCGACGCGGCGGCGGTCGATAGCGTGCGCAGCGACCGGCAAGAATTTTCCCTTGGCTATTCGGCCGAAATCCGCGTCGAACCCGGCGTTTATGACGGCCTCGCTTACGACGCCGTGCTGTCGAATATCCGGTATAACCATTTGGCGGCCTGTCGCGTTGCGAGGGGCGGCCCCGAACTGCGGATTACCGACGAACGGCCCGCACCCCAAACGAAAGGTAAGCCAATGCTGATTCTGATCGACGGCCTGCAGGTCGATGTGTCGAACGCCGAAGTTGCCGCGACGACCGTTCGCAACCTCGTTTCCGCCCGCGATTCCGCGAACGCCGCGACCGCCGCCGCCGAGGGCGCGCTCGCCGAGGCCCGCAACACCATTGCGGCCCGCGACGCCGAAATCGTCGGGCTTAAGGACGCCGCCGAAAAGGCCAAGCCGACCCCGGCCGCGCTGCGCGACGCCGCCGCCGCCTATGCGCGGGCCTCGGCCAAGGCGGCCGCCTTTGGCGTGACCGTTACCGACGAAATGGACGTCGACGCCATGCGCCGCGCCGCGGTCGTGCTGAAAATGGGCGACGCCGCCGCGAACTATACCGACGCCGAGGTCGCCGCCGCGTTCGCCGTGCTGGCCGCGCAGGTTGGCGACGCGCCTGCGAACCTCGCCGACGCCGACCCGCTGCGCGCCATGCTGCGCGACGGCCAGCCCGCCAACGTCGGGGACGCGCACGCGCAGTTCGCCGACGCCCGGGCAAAGCGTTTCCAGCGGTTCGAAACCGCGCACAAGAGCAACGCGTCGGCCTAAGCCGGGGCCGCAGGATTAGGAGCAAGGCTAATGGCAATCGTTCAGGACACTTTCAACGAGACGCCGGCCCGCGGTTACGCCGGGCAGGTTATCAACGGCGAAACGAGCAACCGCATTTCGCGCACCTGCGAGGATGCGGCCGGCATTCCGTTTGGCGCGCCGGTCTATCGCGGCTCGGGCGACCACGGTTGCACCGCGACCGTCGGCACGGCCGGTTCGTTCCTCGGGTTCGCGATCGCCGACCACGGCGTGCAGCCCTTGCCGGGCGGCGTCGCTGCGGACATTTACCCGCGGTACGAAAGCGTCGCGATTCTGACCGGCGGCGCGATCGTCGTTAACGCCGTGGGCGCGAATGCCGACGGCGGGGCCGTGACTGTCGGGACCGGGGCCGGCGCTGCCGACGGGATCGGCGACACCGCCGCCGACGCAACGCATATCGCCGCGCCGGGTTGGGTTTTCGACGAAACCACGTCCGCCGACGGGCTCGCCGTTATCGTTCGCCGCTAACCGCGGCGGGCGATCGGCTTTCGAACAAAGCAAAGGGGCAAAAAGGCCATGGAAATTAACTTTCACGACGCGCAGCAGGCCATGGGCTTTATTGTCCCGCAAACGCTGCGGATCAATACCGCCGTCGAAATGCTGGCGTACCCGTCGTTCGACTATTCGCGACTCATGTTCGTGAATACCGACGGCGATATGTGGGATATCGGCTCGGTTTTCTATTCGGGCGACATTGCCGGGGCGGCGCAGTTCCTTTCGGGCAAGGGCTTCGATATGCCCTACGCCGACGTTTCGACCTCGCAGCACTTGCAGACCAACCATTTCGCCGGAATCGGCTATGAGTGGTCGTTGCAGGAATTGCAGCGCGCCGCCAAGAACGGCCGCAACCTGTCGAGCGAAAAGGCCGAGGCGGCCCGCAAGGTCGCGGAATCGTTCATTTACGGCATGGCTATGCGCGGCAATACCGAAAAGGGCCTTACCGGCCTCGTGAACAACGCGAACGTGCCGAGCGCGCAGGTCGCGGCCGATGGCACCGGCTCGTCGCGCCTTTGGTCGACAAAGGACGCCGACCTGATCCTGCGCGACGTGAACGCGGCGCTTAACGCCCCGTTCAACGCGACCAAGGAAACGCAGCGCGCGAATACGCTGATTCTGCCCTCTACCAAGATGCAGTATCTTGCCGAAAAGCGCGTCGGCGATACGACCATGACGATTCTTGCTTTCCTCAAGGAAAACAACTCGTACACGCTCGAAACCGGCCAGCCGCTCACCGTCATTGGCTCGCGCGAACTGGAAACCGCGGGAACCGGCGGGTCGGCCCGAATGATCGCGTACGACAACGACCGCGGCGTCGTGCAGATGCACTTGCCGGGGCCGCATGAGTTCCTTCCCCCCTTCCAAAAGTCGAGCATGACTTGGGAAGTCGCGGGGATCATGAACGTCGGGGGCGTCGAAATTCGCCGGCCGAAAGGCATGGCGTACCGCGACAGCTTCTAAGCCGTCGCTCGGCGCTAGACAGGGGGACGCCGGGGCGGTACTTTCCGTCCCGGCGTTTTTCTTTGCCTAATGGAGAACCTGAAATGCCCATTGCCACGATTAAGAACACCGCCCCGGGCGCCCGCGGCGTTCATGCCGCCGACGGCCTCGTTATGATCGAACCCGGCCAGACCGTGACGCTCGACGTCCCCGAAAACGAACTCGTCGACCTCCCTGACCATTTCGCGATTTCCGATTACACCCCGGCCGACGAGGCCCCGGCCGGCGACGGGCTGGAATCCATGACGGTTTCCGCGCTCAAGGCGCTGGCCGCCGAGCGGGGCGTCGCGCTCCCCGAAACCGGCTCGGGCGACGGCGGCCGCGTGCTCAAGGCCGATATTATCGCCGCGCTTTCGGAGGCCCCGGCGGCCGACGCCGACGCGCTCGACGGCATGGACGACGACGCGCTGCGCGCGACCGTGCAGGCCCTTACCGGCGCCGAACCCCCGGCCGACGCCGACCGCGCCGCGCTGCTCGCGCTGGCCCGGGCCGGGTAATGAAACGAGCGGCCCTTATTTTCCACCGGGCGGCCGCACGCCTCGGCCGTGTCTCGAAAGGGGCACGGCCGCGACCGGGCAACGGCTTTTCTGCGCGTTGGAGAACGCGTTAAGCGTCGAAGGGCCGGCCCGCTGGCGGCGGGTACATTTCGCGACGTAAGAGGGCAAAAGGCGTGCACTATGGCTTACCAAATCCCGACCGCAGCTAACCTAATCGCCCGGTACCCGGCATTCGCAGCCGTGCCGACCGCGACAATCGACGTGCATATCGCCGACGCGGCAAGCGCGGCGGTCGATACCTCTTGGCCCGAGCCGTATTACGCGCCCGCGATCGCCGCAAAGGCCGCGCACGAAATGGCCCTGCTCGGGATCGGCGAGCAAAGCGAGGCGGCGGGGCAAGCGGCGGCGGGCGTAACCAGCCTGCGCAGCGGCAACTTTCAAGTGCAGTTCTCGGCCGACGCGGTCAAACGCGCGAACGACGGCGGGTTGTCGGCGACGTATTACGGCCGCGCCTATAAGGTACTCTTGCGCAAGGCCAAGGGCGGCCCCCGGGTCGTCGCGTCGGCGACCTTTGCGGGCGCGGCCCCGGCCGACGGGTTCTTACCGTGAAAATGCTAGGCGGCGGGGCCGCGGCGCTATTCGGCGAACTGCTCGGGCCGTCGTTCCTCGTCGGCCGGGTTTGGTCGACCGCGGCGACCTATTCCGCCGACGGCAGCTTGTCGCGGTCGGCCCCGGCCGCCGCGTGCCGCGTGCAGGTCGACGCCGCGACCGAGCGAATGGTTCAAACCGAGGGGTACACGGCAAGCGACCGCGCCCTTTACGTGCTGCGGTCGTCGTTCGCCGGGCCGTTCAATACCGATTGCGAAATATCAGTCGACGAGGGCCCTTACGCCGGCACGCGCTGGCGCGTCGCCTCGCCTATCGAAAGCGACCCGGCCGCCGCCTATTGGCTTTGCCGAGGCGTGCTGCAACGGGCGGCCCCCGCCCCATGACGCAGATACGCGGGGCCGAGGCGCACCGTCGCCGGTTGCGCAAGCTGCGCGGGGCGGCGATGATTCGCCCCGTTACGCAAGCCGTGTTTGCGGCGGCGCAAGACTTGGCCGTCGACGCGTCGTTGTCGATCACGCGAGGGGCCGTCTCGGGCAAAAACCACGTTCCGTCGAGCCCGGGCGAGCCGCCGAACGCCGATACGCACGTGCTCGCCCGCAATATCGAAGCGGTTTCAACCGGCCCGCTCAAGGCCGAGACGAGCAGCAACGCGCCGTATTCGCTGGCGCTCGAATACGGTACGTCGAAAATGGCCGAACGCCCGTTCATGCGGCCCGCCGCGGCGCGCGAGCGACCCAAAGCGACAAAACGTATCGTCGACGCCGTAAATAAGGTAATCCGCAACAGTGGCTCGTGATTCCAGCCTTTACGCGCGGCGCGCGGCGCTAACGCTCTTGAAAGCCAACGCGGCGCTTGCGGCGATCGTCGGGGCGCGGATTTACCCGCCGCAGCGGCCGGCCGACCCGGTTTGGCCGTTCATGGCGTGGGGCGTTCCTATCGTCTCGCCCTTCGAAGCGGGCTGCATGGACGGCGCGCTAATCGACGTCGCCCTGCACGCGTTCGCCGCGACCGACGGCACGGCGGGGCAAACGGTTGCAGGCGAGGAACAGGCGGCGCGGCTGGCGCAGCTTGCGGTCGACGTGCTCGTCGGCGCGGGCGAAATCAACCTCGCCGCCTACGGCTGCCCGTATGCGGCGACGGCGCATTTCACTTGGTCGCAAACGCAGGTTATACAAGACGGCGCCGAGGCCGACGCATTCCATGCGATCGCGTCGCTACGCGTGCACGTCGTAAGCTAGGGGGCTGCTATGCCGCAGGTTCGATTCACCGGGAAATACGACCACACTTGGCCGAGCCGCGCCGTTACCGCTTACCCGAAAGGCTATACGGGGTCGGTCAAGCGCGAGGTCGCCGACGCGGCTTTTGCGGCGGGGAAGGCCGAACCGTACCGCGCGCCGCGCGAGTCGACGACGAGCGTTGCCGACGAGCCCGTTTCGCAGTAAAGAACCCCAAACGGAAAGGTACTAGGCTATGGCTGTTCCCGATATCGTCAAAGGCGCTTACGTCGACATTCTCATGGGCGACGGGGCAACCCCCGAGGTTTTCTCGCCGATTTGCGGCATTACGACCCGCAATTTCACCAAGCAGGTTAACACGAACGACGTTTTCGTGCCCGACTGCGCCGACCCCGAGGACGTGCCCGTTCGCCGCGTCAATCCGACCGGCCTCCAATGGGACTTGTCGGGCGAGGGCCTGCTTAATCTCGCGAACTGGCAGGCGCTCGACGCGGCCGTCGGCACGACCGGCAATTTCCGGTTTCGCATTTCGCGCCCGACCGGCAGCACGACCGATACCGGGTATTACGAGGGCCCGGCCATGATTACCAATATGCAGATTGGCGGCGTCGTCGGCGGCGGCGAGTTCGCGAGCGTTTCGCTCACGATCGCCAGCGACGGCGAATGGGCGCTTACCGACACGACGACCCCGTAATGCGAACGCATATCGACTTGCCTTTCGCCGACGGCGAATATCGGTTCGCGCTTGGGCTTGCCCAAATCCACGAACTGCAAACCAAGTGCAAGGCGGGAATCGGCGCGATTTACGCGCGAGTGCTGCAAGGCCGCGTGCCCGACGACCCGAGCGTCGGGCACCCCTTGTACGCGGTCTATCAGGTCGACGACCTTTACGAGACAGTGCAACAGGGCCATATCGGGGGCGGCGAGGGGCGCGTCGACGGCCAAACCGTGACCGTTACCGCTATGCGGGCGAACGAACTTGTCGAGCGGTACGCGCACGCCTTGCCGCTGGCCGAGGTTTGGAAACTGGCCGCCGCAATTTTGTTTGCCAAAATCGAAGGTTACGCCCCGGCGCTCGACGAGGCTAAAAAAAAAGTCGAACCGGAACCCCGAGCGAGCGGGACGGCTGGCTAGACTACCCGGGCGCGCTCGTTGACTGCGCTATGATGGGGATTGGCCCGGCCGAGGCGGGGCGGCTCACGTACTGGCACTATACCGCAATGCGGCACGTTTGGAACGAGCGGCACCGCTCGACCGACGAGGCCGACAGTGCTATCGAGTTGCCGACCGAGGATTTCGTTAAGGCGCGAATGGCCGAACTCGTGGCCCTCGGTATTGCAGGCACGAGGCACTAGACCATGGCAGTTACCGCCGACCGGGTTATCGTCGAACTTGAGGCCAAGCTAGACCGCTACGAGGCCAACGTACGCCGCGCCGAACAAAAGTTCGACGCCGCAACGCGCGCGATCGCCAGCGACGCAAAGCGAATGGAACGCGAAATCGCCTCGTCGACGACGGCGATTGGCTCGCAGTTCCGGTTGCTGGCGTCGACCGCGGCGGGCGCCTTTTCTGCCGCGCAGGTCGCGAGCATGGCCGACAGCTACGTTCGATTTACGAATCAACTCAAGGTCGCCGGGTTGGAAGGGAAGGCCCTCGCCGATACGCAAAACCGCCTGTTCGTCGTGGCGCAGCAAAACGGCGTGCAGTTGGAAGCCGTCGGCACGCTCTATTCGCGCGCGGCCCAAAATCAAAAGGAACTCGGCGCGTCGACCGCCGACCTCGTCAACCTTACCCGGGCCGTCGCCGCGTCGCTGAAAATCTCGGGTACGAGCGCGGCCGAGGCGCAGGGCTCTTTACTGCAACTTGGGCAGGCGCTCGGGTCGCCCCGGGTTCAAGCCGAAGAATTTAACTCGCTGCTCGACACAATGCAGCCGCTTTTGCGCGAGGCGTCGAAATACATTGACGGTACGGGCGGGTCGCTGTCGGGCCTTACGCGCAAAATCAAAGACGCGCAGGGCCCGGGCGTTTCCAATATCGAACTTTTCCGCGCGATTACTAAGGCCATGGCCGACCTTGAAACGCGCGCGTCGTCGACGCAGCTTACGATTTCGGGCGCGTTTACCAACCTGTCGAACGCCATTACAAAATATATCGGCGAGGCCGACCAAGCAAACGGGGCCTCGGTCGCGATTACGGGGGCGCTCGACGCGCTTGCCGACAATCTCGATACCGTGACCGCGGCCCTTGGCGTGCTGTCGGCGGTAATGCTCGGTCGGTTCGTTGCGGGGATGGTAGCTGGCGCAGCGTCGACGGGGGTTGTCGGGACGGCGATTTTCGCAATGCAGGCCCGGGCGGTTGGCGCGGCAACGACAATGGAAGCCCTCGCCCTCACTAGCGCCACGGCGGGCCGTGCAATGCTCGCCGCGTTCGGGGGGCCGGTCGGGCTGGCCGTGGCGGCGCTCGCGGTTGGCATTGGGTACCTCGCGACTGAATCCGCTAACGCCGACGCCGCCGCGGCCGACCTTTCCGCGTCGATCGGTTCGCAGGCCGAGCAGTTCGGGCTTGCAGCCGGTAAGGCGCGCGAGGCCGCGGCCGAGACGGGCGCCCTTACGGCAACGGAAATGGCCGCCCTCACCGCGACCGCCAACCTTACGGGCGAGGCGTACAAGCTGGCCGACGCGTGGGCGCGCGTCGCCGCGCAGGCCAAAAACGCCGCGATCGAACAAGCCCGAGCCGTGCTCGACAAGGCCAAGGCAAACCGCGTCGCGGCAGACCAAGCCCTAGACGCCGACCGCTCGCGCGGTACGATTTTTGGGTTCCGGGTAAGCAGCGCGGGCGCCGACCCGAGCCCGGCGCTAGTTGCGCAGGCAGACCAAGCGCAACGTAACGAGGCGGCCGCCCGTGCCGCGCTCGCCGAAATCGAGGGGCGCAAGCTATCGACGTTCACGCCAGCGCCCGCGCCGCGCGCGGCCGGCGGCGGGGGTGGCGGGGCTGCGCCGAAAAAGCGCGGGGGTGGCGGGGCTGCGGCGGGGCCCAAGATCGACCCCGACGAGGTCGCGCGCCGGTTCGCCGACGACTTGGCCCGGGCCGAACTGGAAATTAAGGCGGCGCAGGCCGACGCCCTCGGGACGGCCGAGGCCCGCCGCAACCTTGAGCGCGAGCAGATTAAAGCGCAAAAAGAGCAGTCGTTGCGCGAAATCGCGGCGAACGATCAATACTCAACCGCGCAAAAAGAACGCCTATCGGCGCTCGCCGAGCAACTGGCGCGTGAACGCCTGTCGGCCGTGAACGCCGCCGACCTTGCGGAAGGCGTGCAGGCGCAGCGCGATATCCAAGAGGCCGAACTTGCCGACGCGCAGGACAAGTTGCGCTTACAGGCCGGCCTTGCCGATACGGCCAAAGAGCGGCGCGATATCGAACTGCGGATTCTCGATTTGCAGTACCAAGAGGAACGCTTGCGCCTTGAGGCTATCGAAGCGTCGACGACGGCGACCGAGGCCGAAAAGGAAATCGCGCGCCGACGGCTGGCCGAACTCGACGGGCAATACGACCTGCGCCGCGAGCAGGTAAACCGGCAGAACGAAAGCCCGCTCGAAAAGTACCGCCGCGGCATGAATAAGTCGTCCGGGCAGATTCAAGAGCAGGCCGAGCAATGGGTCGTCGACGAACTCGAAGGGATTCAAAAATCGCTGTCGGGCGCGATTCAGAAAAAGCTAGGCGTGAAAGACCCGATTCTAGGCGGGATAATCGACTTGTTTATCGAACAAGTAATTATGCGCCCGCTCGCCGATGCCTTTTCGCAACTCAATACCGGCGGGGGCGGGGGCGGGTTCCTCGGCGCGATTGCATCCGGCATTGGGTCGCTTTTCGGCGGTCGCGCCTCGGGCGGGCACGTAGTCGCGGGGCAAATGTACCGCGTGAACGAGTCGGGGATTGAAGGATTCCGCCCGTCTGGATCGGGGCAGATTATTCCGCTCGGCCGTATGCGCGGCGCGGGCGGGGGCAACGTGCAAATTCACCAGTCGATCAAAATTGACGCGTCGAATAGCGTTACGCCCGACGGGTTCGCCGACCATATCGTCGCCCGCACGCGGCAGGAAACCGCGTATATTGTCGGGCAGGCGTCCAAGCAGATTACCAAGGGAACGCCGGGGCGAATGGCGCAATACCAACGGGACGGGACGTAATGCCGCAATACCGCGAGTCGTATATCTTTCGGATTGAAACCGATACGCCGGCAATGCTTTGGAGCGGGCACGGCGACTTGCTCGTGCCCGCCGACGGAATTGTGCTCACCGAGCCGGAAATCGCGCTCGGGGGCGGAGGGCTGCTCGAAATACCCGACCTTGAGCAACTGCTAAACGGCGTCGCGCAGCGGCTCGATATTACCCTGTCGGGCGTCACGCCGGCCGCCCTCGTGTACGCCCAAGAGGAGGCCGCGCAGGTACCGGGCGCCCCGGTTTGGATTGGGCGAATCGAGTTCGACGACGATTGGCAGCCGGTCGGCGCCGTGCAATGGGAATGGCAGGGCGAGGGCCGCGCGCTTACCGTCAACCGGCAAGAGGGCACGCCCCCGTCGCGCACCGTAACCTTACGCGTGGCCGCTGGCGATACGACTCGGAGCCGTGCGCCGGTTTCTTATTTCACGGACTCCGACCAGCGGCGCAAGCATCCGACCGACTCGTTCTTTTCCAACGTCGGCCGAATTAACGCGGGGACGTCGCGGCGTTGGGGCCCGAAATGATCGCGCTTGGCGAGTACCTGCGCACGGTTGCCGCGCGGCGCCGCAAGGCGGGCGAATGGGACTGCGCGGCCTTCCCCTGCGATTGGGCGCAGGCGAACGGCTTTCCCGACCCCATGGCCGCTTGGCGCGGCCGGTACTCGACCGAGGGCGAGGCGCTGGACCTGATCGCCGAGGCGGGCGGGCTGGCCGAACTATTCGCCGAGGGCATGGAAGGGGCGGGCCTCGCGCCCGTCGACGGCGAGTTTCGACCCGGCGATATCGGGGTCGTTCAACTGCTAGGCGAACAGGCCGGGGCGGTCTATACCGGCGAGCGTTGGGCTTTGGTCGCCGACCGGGGGCTTGCGTTCGCAACGGTCGGCCGAAAGCATATCGTGCGCGCTTGGCGGGTGGAAAATGGGTAAATTTCTCGGCTCAATCCTAACCACGATCGCAGGCGTTGCGCTCTTGTTCGTGCCCGGCGGGCAGGCGATCGGCGTTAGCCTTATCGCGTCGGGGCTCGGGCAATTCGTCGTAACGCTGCTCACCCCGGGCGCGCCGAAACCCGAAACCGTCGATTCGCCGCTCAAGACGTCGCGCCCGCCGCGCGTTTCGGCTTATGGGCGGTCGCGGCTTTATGGGGCTTACGTGCTTTACGAGGCCGTACCAGCGGCCGCCGCGTCTGGATGGGTCGGCGGGGGCGGCGACGTCGCGGTCGACGTGTACGCCCTGCACGACGGCAAAATCGACGGGTACGAAACCTATTACTTGAACGACGACGCCGTGACGCTTTCGGGCAACGTGGTAAACCCCGGCGCCGACGGGCGATACCGCGACGGGGCCGTGCGGATTTACACGACCGACGGCAGCACCCCGGGCGCCGGCTTTCCAGCGATTGAATCGCTTTTGCCGGGCGTTTGGACCGCCGACCACCGGGGAGACGGGGTCGCGGCGCTTGCGCTCACGGCGACCGGCGTAAAGGCTAAGACTTTCCAAGAAACGTACCCGTCGTCGACTGTCCCGACCGCCTCGGTTGTCGCCCGTTGGCAGCGTTGCCCCGACCCGGCCGCGGTCGACCCGCTCGACGAATCCGGCTGGACTTGGACCGAAAACCCCGTTCGGCAAATGCTGCATTACAAGTTGACGCGCGAGGGCCCCCGCCCCGCTATGGACGAGGACGACGCGGGTTACGGGGCCGAACTGGCGGCCCTGCGGCTCGCGTGGTGGAATCGGAAAATTGCCCCGACGCTTTCGTATTGGATTGCGGCTGCGGCGGTTTGCGACGAGGCCGTCGCGCTCAAGGGGGGCGGAACCGAGCCGCGCTATCGGTCGAACGTCTCGCATAAGCATACCGACAAGCACGAGGGGGTAATTGCAAACCTGATCGCGACTTTTGACGGCTGGATTTGCCCGCGCAGCGACGGCGCCCTAATCGTGTACGCGGGCAAATACTACGCCCCCGACCCGGTCGCCGACCTGATCGGCCCCGACGAAATCGTTTCGTACACGTGGAACGGCGGCGCGGTCGACGACGATATCGCGATTAACGAAATCGTTTGCAGCTATATTTCGGCCGAACACGATTACAACTCGGTCGAATGCGACGCGTGGCGGGACGAAACCGATATCGCCGCCCGCGGGCAGGTTCTAAGCGACGCGCAAGATATTGCCGTCCCGTCGTACGGGCAGTCGCGGCGCCTCGCAAAGCGCAAGATTCAGAAAATGCTTGCCGCCGACCGGGGCACCGTGACGACGAACCTTTCGGGCCGCCATGCGCGCGGCAAGCGGTATGTTTGGCTGCGGCTGGCCGAGGCCGGGGCGATATTTTACGACGGCCCGGTCGAAATCGTGAAAATGTCCCGCGCGCTGCAAGGAGGCGTTACGTTCGATTGGGTTGCGGCCGACCCGAACGTCGACGCGTGGAACCCGGCGACCGAAGAAGGGGAACCGGCGGCGGCCGGCCCCCGCGTTGCGCCCGAGGCGCTTACCGCCCCCGAAATTTCCGCGTGGGCCGTTGCATTCGACGGGACCGGCGCCCGCGTCGAGTTAACCGTCGACAGCCCGGAGCGCAGCGACCTTACGTGGTACGCCCATTGGCGCGTCGACGGCGCGGGCATATGGGGCCCCGACGAGCAATCAACCGACGTCGACCCGGGAACGGCAGTCGTATTGCAAACCGGGTACCTAGCGGTCGACGCCAGTATCGAAATTCAGGTCGCCTACCAAACCGGCGACGGGCGGTTTAGCGAATGGTCCATCGCCGAGACAGTTTCGACCGATACGTCGGCCCTCGCCCCCGCGCCAGCGACGGCGCTTTCGGCGGCCGACGGCACCGGGTCGTCGGTCGTGACGTGGCGCAACCCGAACTCGTCGAACTTTTCGTACGCTCGGCTTTATCGCGGCACGACAACGTCGTTTGGCGCGGCAACGCTTATCGGCGGCGACCGGGTCGGGGGGCTCGGCGAAATTATTTCGGTTACGGACACGGTCGCCGCGGGGACGTACTACTATTGGGTCCGCACGTTCAACCTCTCGGGCGTCGGGTCGACCCCAACCGGACCCGATTCAGCGGTCGTTACCTGAACCTAGCGCGGGGGACTTTCTTGCGGTAAGAGGGGGGCCATGGCCGATACCTTCCCGACCCCTTTGTTCGGTTTCAAGTCGCAAGACGTGGATATCGAGCGGCAAGTTCTTTCCGGCAGCACATCGCTATCGGGGGAAACCGACGTTGTCGCGATCGACGGGGGCGGTCGGGTTTATGCCGAGTTCGGCGAGGGCGACCTAATCGACCGGAACAAGGTTCTTGCATGGCGCGCCCTCGTGACCATGCTTGAGGGCGGCGTAACGCAAATGGTCGTCCCGTTTTGCGATATCCGCCACCAGCCCTACGGCGGCGAGCATACCGCGACCTATGGCGACGGGACGACTCATAGCGACGGAACGCCGTTTACCGGCGGCGGCCCCTTTGGGGAGGCGACCGCCCCGGCGGCGCTGCGCGCAACGTCTCTGCAATTCAACGGGGCTTTTGCGCAGCCGCTTATCGGCGGCGAGTGGTTTACGATCGTGCACGCGACCAAGGGCCCCCGAGCGTATCGCGTGCGGACGGTCGAAGGCGCAACGCTTTCCTTTCGCCCGCCGCTGCGCGAGGCGGTTAACGCGGGCGAAACGCTCGACTTTGCGAACCCCCGTTGCGTCATGGTACAGGATTCCGAGGCGTCGCGGGCGTCGTCCAAAATCACGAACCGCCGGCATACTGTCGCGGAAATTCGCTTTGTAGAGGCTCGGTAAATGGGAACTATCGCCGATATTTTCGAATCCGTCTGGCGCGACTACGTGACCGAGGGCGTACCGTCGAGTGGCGAGAACCTGCCGAATAAGGCGGAAATTCGCCCGATTGGCGCCCTGATCGAACAGGCCCTAGCATCCTCGGTTCTCGGGGCGGTCGACGTGGCGTATGCAACCCGCGCGGCGCTCGACGCCGACCTCGCGCACGCGGCCGGGGCAACCGCGCTCGTTTACGCCGACGCGACCGACGCGAACAACGACCTTTACGTAAAGACGGGCGCGGCCGGGGCGGGGTCGTGGACTCTTACCTCGGCGTTCCACAACGCTATTGCGTTGCTCGCGCAGCCCTACGTCGACGACGCGGCGACCGAGGCCAACCGCGCCGAGGCGGCCGCGACCAGCATTGCGGCTTTTGCGTCAACGGCCGTTCCGAGTGGATACCTTTTCGGGCTGCTCGACGGATCGGTCGCAAAGCGAATGGCGCTCGGCGTCTCCGACGGCACGGCGGCATATGACGGCGCGACTATCCCCGCGGGCGGCGTTGTCGCGGCATATTTCGCAACCGCTGCCCTGCGCGCTACGGCGGCGACGCTTACGACCCTAAACGGGCGCAACGTCGAGGCGTTCCTTACGTCGGTCGTTTCGCTCGGCAGCCTTTCGGCGCTTGGCGCAGCGGGCGCCTCGGCTTTTGCTCTGATCGACGAATCCCTTGCGCAACGCGCGTCTCGCATGACGACGTCGAGCGGCGCCGAAGTTATCGCCGACCTATCGGCGCAAAAGTTCGACGGAATGGGCGCCGCCGACTTTTACCGCGCCGCGATCGGCCGCCCGAATCTGCGCGGGGGCGGCTGCTTTCGCGCACAGTTTGATTTCGTGGCGTCGACCGGGCAGTCGAACAGCCAAGGCGCGAACGCAATGATCGGAATCGGCGCTTTCGCTCTCGACGCGCTCGCCATGGCGGCGAACTCGCTTACGCCCGGGACTCCTTTTGTCCTGTCGCCGGCCAACCTGTCGCTTGCCGCCGCGGGAAATACGGAAACCCCGCTTTTCGCGTTTGCCTCGGCGGTTCGCCGTCGCTTGATTGCCGAAAACATGATTACGGCAAACGACCAAACGTACCGGCCGATTATCTCCAACAACGGAATCGGCGGCACGAGCATTGCGCAGCGGTCGAAATCCGGCACGCCGCCCGGCGGCCTCGTCGGCACGTACGCGCAAACGATCGCAGCTTTTACCAAGGCGTACAACGACGCGCAGGCGGGCAGCCTGCCCGGCACGACCGGGCCGGTCGTAGTCAAGTGCCTGTCGCTGCTCAACGTCGACGGGGAAACCGACGCGACGCAGGGCGTGACCGGCGCCGCGTATAAGGCGACGTCGGTTCAACGCATGACCGACTTTGCGACCGATATTAAGGCGATCAATAACCAGACCGAAACCCCGGTCGAATTGCTCTTTCAATGCTTGAGCAATCAAAATCGGCTAACGGGCGCGGTGAATATCGTTTCGGGCGGCAGCGGGGGAACAAACGGGACGTTTGCGCTTATCGTCGCGGCCCCGCCGCAAGTTTCCGGCGCCAGCGGGGTTGCCGCAGCGGGGACGTTCACGGTTTCGGGCGGCGCGGTGACGGCGATTACGGTTTCGAACAAGGGCGCGGGCTATCGCGGCGACGTGGCGCTGTCGAACGCGGCCTTTGCGAACAGCGCGGGATTGACGGGCGCAAGCGCCGTGTTGCTATCCGAAACTGTCACAATGCCTATCGGAACCGCGCAACGCGAACTCGGCCAGACTAGCGCGCAGCACGTGGTCGTCGGCCCGTTCTATCAGTTCAATTACGAGCGGGATTACCAGCACCCCGACGCGAACGGGGCGCGCCGCATGGGCGCCTTGGCCGCCGCGGCGCACAAGGCCCTTTGGGTCGACCAAGCCGGGGCGCAGGCCGACAAGTCCCGTTGGGCGTGCTTGCAGCCGACGGCCGTTACCCGGTCGGGAAAATGCGTGCACCTGCGGTTCGACAACGCCGTCGGGTTTCTTTCGTTCGCGACTCTGCCGTGGATGGGCCTTGAGCCGAATTACGGTTTTTCGCTCGTCGATTCGGGCGGCGCGGCGCTTACGATTTCGTCGGTCGCGATCGTCGGCCCGCGCGAAATCCTGATCGCCGCCGCGTCGACCATTCCGGCCGGGGCCAAGGTTCGCTATGGGTTCAACACCATGACCGCGCGCAATGATTACTATTCGGGCGGGGGCGGCAACCTGCGCGACAATCAAGGCCAGTGGCTTAAGGACGAATACGGCGTGCCGCTGCACAATTGGGCAATTGCGTTTAGCGAAACGCTTTAATCGGAGTTAGAACAATGGCGATTACCCCCGTTTCGATCAAAGTTGCTGGCAGCGCGTTTTCGTCGTTCGTCTCAAGCGTCAATCCCCCGTATTCGGCCGAGGCAACGTACCTCGGCCTTTACGGGACCGACGACGCGCAGGCGCTCAAGAATCAGGTTACGGGGACGGCCGGTACGAAAGTTGGCACGATCACCCATGGCGCGGGCTTTTCGACGTTCGCGCGGGACGCAGGAGTCGATACCGGCGTCTCGTTTTCGTCCCCCTTCACCTATTACGCGGTTTGCACCCGGCCGGCCTCTTTTCAGGGGATTATGGGTTGTTGGAATATGGCAGACACCAATTACCGGCAAAGCGTTCTCGCCGATATGTACCCGTCGACGCAGGGAATCGGCCTTTTCGTTAACTACGTCACCGGGCAGCGGTACGCGCCGTCGTCACCCGGCCCGGGCAACTCGGGGTACAATTTCATTTTCGCGCAGTATGACGGCGCAACGATGGTCGCCGGGTATGGCTATACCGACGGTTCGGGGATTTTGCAGCTTGGGGTCGGCAGCGGCGCCTACGCGTACGCCCCCACGTCGAAGGCGCTACGCGTGGGCGCGACCGGGTACGGGTCGGCCGTCAACAACGTGAACTACGCGGCCGCGGCGGCGTTTCCGTCGGTTCTCACGTTGGAGAAGCTGCAAGCCGAGTACGCCTTTCATAAGGCGCGCATGGCAATTCTCGGCCTCACGTTGAATTGACGCCATGACCGCGCGCCAACGCCTCGCCGACGCCGTGCGCCCGTTCGGGCCCGACGGCAAATTGCCTGCCTCGGCCGTGCCGGCATTCGACGCCCTCGCCGACGCGCTCGGGTTGCCCCGCAACGATCGGCCGCCGCTCGGGGCGCTGTCCGAGCAGTACGAAAGCGGCGGCCGCGGGCCGGGCACCGTCTCGGGCGGCGTTGGCGACCCGGGCGGGGTTTCCTATGGCACGTACCAGCTTGCCAGCAAGACGGGCACGGCGGCCGCTTTCGTCGCGAACGAGGGGCGGCGGTGGGCGGCGCTCTTGCCCGGGGCGCCCGGGTCGGCAGCGTTTAGCGCCGGCTGGCGCGACGTGGCGCAGCGCGAGGGCGCGGCGTTCGGCGCAGCGCAGCACGCCTTTATCGAACGAACCCACTATCGGCCGGCCGTCGACGCCGTGCGGAACCGTACCGGGCTTGACCTAGACGCCCGCGCGCAGGCCGTGCGGGACGCGGTATGGTCGGTCGCCGTGCAGCACGGTAAGGCGGCGGATATCCTTTGCGGGGCAATCGCGCAGGCCGGAACGGGGGCGAGCGACGCCGACCTCTTGCGGGCAATCTATGCTCGGCGCTCGGCCTATGTTACCGACGTCGCCATGCGCAACACCGGGGCGAACCGTCGCACCTTGCTTTCGATCGTCGAAAATCGGTACCCGGCGGAACTGGCGCAGGCGTTGCAAATGCTAGGGGGGCAACAATGAAATTTATCGAAACCGAATTTCGCAAAATCTGGCGCCTTTGGAGCGTGAAACTTGCGGCCGTGGCGGGGCTTATCGGCGGGTATTTTACCGCGTTTCCCGAGCAGCGCGACGTCGTGCTCGATTCGGTCCCGCCCGAGTGGCGGCCGCTCGCAGGCGTAGCGGTCGGGTTTGCAATTTTCGCCACGGCGACCACGACCCGAATTGTCGCGCAGAAGCCGAAAGCGGGCGACGAATGATCGCCTCGGCCGCCGCGTGGCTTATCTCGCACGGCGTGCCGCTGCGCTTCGCCCGGCCGTTGCTGCTCGTGGCGGCGCTCTTGGTCGTGGCGGCCCTCGTCGGCACGGCGTGGCGTTGCAGCGTCTCGGGGGGCGTCGAGCGGCGCGAGGCCGAACAGCGCGCCGCGAACGCCGAGCGGGCGCGGGCGGCCGACCAAGGCAACGCCGCGCAGGCCCGCGCCGACGACGCGCGGAATCAGGCCGAGGGGCGCCAGCTTGAAAGGACCGTCTCCAATGAACCGACCCCGCTTTCTGATCGCGACCGCGCTTATCTGCGTTGCGTGCGGTTGCAGCAACACGCCCGCGCCGTCGGCCAGCCCGTACCCGCCTGTTAGCGACCTGCGCGTCTGGCAATGGGGCGACCCGCTGGCGCCCGCCTCGGCCTGCACGAGTGAACCGCCCGCGCCCGACCCCGATAACCCCGCGACGACCTCGGCCGACGTGCAGAAATGGGAACTTGCCGTGTTACTGTCGGGGCGAGGCTGCCGCGATACGGTCGCCCGCATTTGCGCATGGCACCGGGCGAACGGCAACCCCGACCTCGCGGCGTACTGCCCTAAGCGCTAGGGTTGGTTCTCGGGCGAGAATTTCCACCCCATAGGGTCGCCCCGCTTACCGCACCCGGGCCACGGAGCGGGGTAGGTCGTTCTTTGGAATTGACCGCCCCGTCAACCTTTCCGATAGCGACGGCCGCGCCAGCCGCCCGCGGCTCGTATCGGCCAAGGCTCGCCGTTCGTATGGGCCCATGGGGGTAGCGTCGCCATGATAGACTCGAATTGTTCGATCGACCCCGCGCCCTGCGGGATTTCGCCGACGATTTCGTCGTACACGTGAAGCACGACCGGGTACCCGGCAGCGCGCAAGTTTATGATCGCATACCGCAAGATATCGTGCGCGATTGCTTGGTCGGCATTTTCGTAAATCCGGCTGCCCCAAGTCGCCATGCGAACCCAACCGAGCGCGCCGTACTTGGGGTTCGTGTTCCACGTCATGTACGAAATTTCGAGCGTCCCGGGCCGCTTTTGCGACGGCGAGACTCGCGGGTACCAGTATTTGATTTCGCGGCCGCTCGGCAACACCATGCGCAGGATATCGTCGCGCACGTAGAACCGCAGTTCGACCGGCCAAGGCGTGATGCCCCCGACGCTCGGAACGCGGGGGATATAGACGAACCCCGGGTTTTGAACCGCCGCGATAACCGCGCCCTCTATCCCGTACAGTTCGTCGCGCGATTGCCAGCCGTCGCGCACGCGCTGGCCGCCCCAATGCGCCACGATTTGCGGCGAGGCGTCGCGCCAAGCCCGAATGATGCCGCAAATTTCGTCGCTGCTCTTGTCGGCCTCGGCCGGATCAAAGGCGCGCCATGCGCCCTCCCAACCGCCATACCCTAGCGCCAGTTCGGCGACCTTGCCGATATTCTGCCGGTCGGGGTGGTTATCGCCATGCTGCGCGGCATAGGCAAGGTATGCCTCGTACGTGATTCCGGTAATTTTCGACGCCGACGAGAGGTAAATATCTTTGCGCGCCTTGAACGTGTCGATTCGCCATTGCTCGCCGGAAATCATGGCGGCGACGACCGCTTCGATCGCGCTATAGTCGCTCGCAATCAAATCGTGCCCCTCGGCGGCGACAAATAGGCCCCGCACGCAACCTTGGATCGCGAGCAGGGCGTCGCCGAAAAACCACTCGACGAGGCCGAGCGAGCGGGTCGCCATGATTTCGAGCACGTCGTCGACGTATTCGTGCGACCATTTCGCCTTACGTTCGATTGGGGGGCAGGGGACGTTACACCAAGGGCAAGCGTCGACCTTGGCGCGATGCGGCCGGCCGCAGCAACCGCATTTAACCAACTTGGGGCCGGCCTTGGGCAAATTGAGCGGCTGCGGGCCCTCGCCCGTTGGTCGGCCCGTTCGCGCGCCGTGGTGCACGATAAGGTTGCAAAGCCGGTCGTTGCGCCCGGTTTGGTTTTCCATGGCGTACAGCTTTTTGACCGACGCCGACCCGAGCAGCGACCGAATTTCGAGCACGCGCCGGCAATGCGGGGGCAACCCGCCGCGCAGCAAAGCGTCGTCGATCGTATCGGCCTGCATATCCGGCAGGCTACCACCGTGCGCGGCCAGCCAACCCCGAACCTCGGCAAGCTGGCCGGGCTGCAACCCGCCCGTTATCTGCACGTGTTCGCGGCCGTACTGCTCGTGCGCCTCGGCCAAAACGGCGAGGCAATCGCGAATGGCGGCGCGATCAACCCCGAGCCCGCGCCGGTTTATTTCTTGGTCGATTTGCCAGAAAAACAACTCGTCGGCGCTCATTGGCTCCATTGCCTCGGCGGCCGTCTGCTCGGCGGCGACGTCGCGGTCGCCATAGTCGAACAGGGCCGGGCCGTCGGGGTCGTCGGCGGGCGCAATCCGGGTGCGCGGGTCGCCCTTGGTCGGGTTGCGGGGCTTGCTGAATTTATCGAGCAGCCGTTTGCCGTTCTTGTCTTTTTGGACCGCCAACCCGAGCACGTCGCCGAGGTTTTCTAGCTTGCCGGGCAGGTTGTTAACCCGGGCGGTCGCCATGGTACAGCGAAGGACGTAGGGATTAAGCGCCGGCCAACCGTACTTGACGGCGCAAATGTTTGTCCAAACGAGGTATTCGAACATGGCGTTATGCGCGTCGAGTTCGCGCCCGGCCGCCACGTGGTCGAGCAGGTCGACCGGCGGGGGCATACCCGGATGCCAGCGGCGCACGCCGAGGCCGTCGCAAAGGTCGTAGTGCGCGCTTAGAACCTCGGCCGTTTCGTGCTCGGTATAGACCACGGCGCCAACGACCCCGAGGCCCTTTTTACCTTGCGGCGCCCCGGGCAGGGGCCCCCATTTTTGCCGGGCGGCGTCCCAAACGAAACCGGCCTCGGAATAGGTTTCAAAGTCGAGCGTTGGCTTAGGCATAAACGACCGAACCGTACCCGTATTCCTGCAACGTCGCTACGGCGATTGCCTGCTCGCGCGACAGATGCGAAGGCAATTCGTCGGCCGGGGCAATCCAAGCGCGATCGGCGCGCAGGGTGAACCCGTCCCGGGTCAATACTCGCCAATGGGCGTGCGCCTCAGCCGGCAGGTCGGCGGGCATATCGTCGGCCAGTTCGAACAGGCACACAATCGACGCCGCGGGCACGTCGAGTTCGCGCCAAGAGGCGACGAATTGCGCGCCGGGCGGGATTGCGGCGCCCGGGCGCAGGGTTACGAACCGGCGTTCGGCTTTCGTTTCGTCGGCGTCGTCGTAAGAGACGACCAAGGCCGCGGCTTGCGTTGCGCCACGGTCGCGTACGTCGAGAATTTCCGCCGAGGCGGGCATAGCGACCGAGGCAAGCGCCGGGTACGTTTTCAGGCGGCGCATTATGCCAGCCCCAACGCGGCTTTGTACGTCTCTAGCATTTCTTCCATTTCGCGCCGGTCGTCGGGCTGCGCCCCGTTCTCGGGTTAGATCATAAGACCGTGCTGGCGCAGCGTCTCGTCGGTCCAGCCGTTCGCGATAAGCTGCTCGTACGTCGCCCCATTCGCGGCAGCGGTAAGCTGCGGCCCGGCGGGGGCGGCGGGCGGCGGGGGCGGGGGCGGGGGCGGCGCGCTAGTAGGGGATGCAATCGGCAAGGTCGCCGGCATAGCTACAGGCGCGGCGGGGCTTGCCGCAGGGGCAGCGCCAGCCGGGGGGATAAACCCCGCGTACGGCGCGGCGGCGGCAGCGACCGGGGCGGCAGCGACCGGGGCGGCAGCGACCGGGGCGGCAGCGACCGGGGCAGCCGGGGCAGCCGGGGCGGCAGCGACCGGGGCAGCCGGGGCGGGCATGGCGCCGGTCGGGGCCGAGGCGGGCGCCATGGGGGCCGAGGTCGCCCCGGCAGGCAGGGCGGCCGGGCCAGCGCCGAACGCCTGCGAGGCGTCGGGGCCGCTCACGATTTCGGGCCCATAGGCCGACAGTTCGACCATATCCAAGTTGACGTACAGGCCCGGGCGCTGCGCGTTGCCGTTGCCTTCGACCGAGCCGTTCACGCGGACGAAATAGCCGCGCTTGATCGCGCCTTTTTCCTGAATCTGCTCGTGCGCCGCGTAGCGCCCCGCGTGGAAACAACGCGGCGGGTACGACGAGGCAAACCGGATCACGTGGTGGCCGGCGAAACCTTCCTTTTCGGCGTTCGGTTTGCCGTTTTGGTCGCGGCCGTCGCCGTCAATATACTTGAACGAGAAATTCGGGTGCACGCACGCGCCCGCCGGGCCCTGCGGAAACAGGTTCGGGAAATCGGCCGCGGCCTGCGCGACGAGCACCTGCCAGAACGCCGCGAACTCGCCCTGCGGGTCGGACTTGGGAAAGGCGACCGCGATAAAATACTGCGGGTTCGGCTGCCCGGCGTTCGGGCCCGTCTTGATAACGCGCGGATTGCCCTGCGCGTCTTTGGTTTGCGGCTCGTCGACCGAGCCCTGCACAAGCCGCCCGACGGGCGACGTAAAGCGCGTTTTTGCCATGATTCGTATCTCCTATTCGAAGGCTAGTTTTGCGGCGTTGTCGGCGACAGGGGTTAGCCGCAGTGCACCCCGTGGTCGTTCGGCGTAAGCGTTAATGACCGCGGCGTCAACCCGGGCGCGTTTGAAAGCGTCGCGCGCCTGTTGCGGCGTTACGGCCTCGTCGGGTTTGCGCAGGCCCGGCACGCCCATAAGGTCGCCGAGGGCGAAAATCTCGGCCGCGGGAACGGCCCATTTTTCGCGGCCGTTCGTGTATTCGGTCGTGAAAAAGGGGACCGGAACGCCGCCGCGAATCGTCGCAAGCGCCATTTCCTCTAACCCCGTCGAACGCGCCTCTAGCCGTTTGATCGCGTCCCGAATCTGGCGCAGTTCAAGGCCGAGGGCGTGCGGGGTAAGGTCGACCGGCGAAACCTGCCCGGCGACGTCCATTGCGATTGCCCCGGCCCGTTGCAGCGTCTCGCACGCGTGGCGCGCCGAGCAGTCGCGGCAATGCTCGCCCGAGCGCGTCGGGGGGTTTGGCGCCATGGCAAGGCGCGCGGCCTCGTAAAGCTGCGGCACGAACTCGTCGAGCAGCTTTCCGCCGGTTATCTGCCATTCGCGCACCGGGCCGCTTACGTGGAAATTGCGGGGCTGCGCGATATTGAGCGAAACGCGCCAAGCCGGCCAATCGGCGCAGGGCGCGACCTCGCGCAGCACGCCGATTGCGTAATCGACAAGCTGCAAGGTCCAAGGCGGCACGTAACGATGGCCGTATTTGTAATCCCAAACGGCGACGAACCGCTGCGCGTGGTCGATCAAAACGACGTCGGGGGTTCCCCAATTTTGGTCGTGAACGATCGGCATATAGACGCGCTGCTCGACGCGCAAAGTCGCCCCCGGATGCGCGGCCAACGTATCGCGCACGTCGATAAGCAGACCTTGCGCGCAATCGACCATTTCCGCAGTAATCGGTACGCCGTTCGGGGCGGCGGGCCCCGGGTCGCGGCCTTGCAGCGTCTCGGTAACGTACCAGTGCGCGGCCGTGCCCTCGCGCGCCTCGGGGCTTTCCTCGGGGTCGGGGTAAAGCTGTTGCATGACGACCGACCCGGGGCACCCGTCAAGGGCGCCCCAAATATCGGCCGACGAGGGGGCGAGCAGCGCGTGCGCCGGCCCCGGTGCCGGGGGAACCGTCATTTCGACGGCACCCGCGCCGCAGCCATAGCGGCGGCCCGTTCCGGCGTGCCCGGCGCCGTCGTCGCCCGCGCGATCGCTCGCCGGGACTCGTGCGGCTTTCCCGTATGGCGGTTAAACACCGGGTCGAACTGACCTTGGCGCCGCGACCGCCCGTACTGCCGCAGGTACCGCTCGATATTCGCGGCGCCGTAAATCCGCCCATGCGGTTGGGCCGCGACGGCCGCAAGAGCGGCCCCCGCAAGCCCGGGGGTTCCCAACCGCGACCGCATTACGCGACCTCGGCGGGCAGCAACGCGTCGAACGCGGGCACGAGGTCGGGGCGGTTAATCATGTCCCGCACGCCGGTAAGGCCGAGCGACTGCGCAATCTGCGCCGTCCCTTCGACCGTCACGAGGCCGGCCGTCTGCATTCGCGTAATCTTTTTCATAAGGTCGGCGAACGTGGCGACCGATTCAACCGCAGGCGCGGCAGCGGCCGGTCCAGATTCCGTGCCGGCAACGTCGGGCGTAGAGGGCGGCGCAGCCGGGGCAGGAGTCGGGGCCGTCGCAACGGGCGGCGGGGGCGGCGATACAGGCGCGGGCGCCGGTTCCGGGGCGGGCGGGGGCGTCGGGGCCGCCGCCTGCGTAGGGGCCGGGGCGGGCGCGCCCATTACCTGCCGCAACTCGGCCGTGACCGCCGCGACCGTCGCGTCGTCGGCCCCGCGTGCACGGCGCCAACGGCCGTCGGCGTTCTTGGGGCGCTTGTCGGCCGGGCCGGAATGGATTCGCGCGTCCCATGGCAGGCCGTCGGCGTCGAGTTCAACCCCGCTAGAAGGGGACGCAACAGGGGCCGAGGGCGTCGCCGGGGCGGGGGCTGCGCTCGCCGTCTCGGCAGGCGGGGCAAAAGGGACGGGCGGGAAAGCCGCCTCGGGGTTCGGCGCGTCGAACGCGGCGGCCGGGTCGGGCATTTCCGGGGCGGGCCCGTCGGGAAGGGCCTGCGGGGCCGAGCCATGCAAGGCGGTAATGATAGCGAGAACCGACGCGCAGGCGTTCGGGTCGCGGGGGTCGAATTGAATTTGCATTTCGTCGTCTCCGGTTTGGGTTGACGGCGTCGGCATACGCGGGCATTGACGGGCCGGTCAACTCTTAATTTGCGAGCCTCGGAAATGCGAATCGAAATACGCCGGAAAGACGACGGCCGCGGGCCGTACTGCTGGCGCCCCGTGATAAATACGCGGGCAGGGCTGGCGCTCGGCACAATTTACGACCGCCCGCAGGAAATCGACGCGGGGGTTTGGGAACTGGCGAAAACCGGCTTGCCCGATTCGTACGAATGGCGCGAGGTACCCCAATGCTGATTTATATTCTGTCGACCGCCGTAAGTTTTACCGCGTGCTTTCTCAAAGGGTTTCAGCACAAAAACGTAATTGGCGGGCATTTGAAAAGCGTATTCTTTACAAGCTATCTTATGGCGGCGTTCGACGTGGCGGCCGTAACTTTGATTGTGCGGGGCGGTTGGCCGATTGCAATTTCGTCAGGGTTCGGCGCCTCGGCCGGGATGGTTGCCGCAATTCTGCTGCACGATAGACTTTTCAAATGAAAATAACGCCCCGCGCCGACCAATGGCAATTTATCGGCGACGTTTACCAGCAATGGAACCAAGGCGCGCGAAACGTCGTCGGCCGGGCCGATACCGGTTTCGGCAAGACGGTTTGCCTCGGGCAGCTTGTCGAGCAAAACCAAGGCGCGGCCTGCGTCATGGCGCACCGGCAGGAACTCGTCGGGCAAATTTCCATGATGCTCGCCCGATATGGGATTCGTCATAACGTAATCGCGGCCGACGCGACGGTGCGGTCGATCGCCGCCGCGCACGTCGCCGAACTCGGCAATTGCTTTTACCAGCCCTCGGCCCCCGTGGCTGTCGCTGGCGTCGACACGCTCGTACGGCGCGAAATCCCCGAGTCGTGGGCCGCGCAAGTCTCGCTCGTAATTCCCGACGAGGCGCACCACGTGCTGCGCGACAACAAATGGGGCGCCGGTATGGCGCTTTTCCCCAACGCCCGCGCGTTCATGCCGACCGCGACCCCGAACCGAGCGGACGGTAAAGGGCTCGGGCGTCATGCCGACGGGCTGGCCGACTGCATGGTCGAGGCCCCGCCGATGCGATGGCTAATCGAACAGGGCTTTTTGACCGATTACCGAATCGTTTGCGTCGAAAGCGACCTGCGCCGGATCATGGAGAGCGCCAAGCCCGGGGCGTCGGGGGATTGGTCGCTGCAGCAAGGTAAGGCCGCCGCCGAAAAGTCGCGGATTGTCGGCGACCTCGTGCAAAATTACCTGCGGTTCGGCCGGGGCCTGCTCAATATTGCCTTTACGACCGATACCGAGACGGCCGCCAAGACGACGACCGCGTACCGCTCGGCCGGCGTTCGCGCGGAATGCTTGACCGGCAAGACGCAAGACCATTTGCGGCGTGATATCCTGCGCCGGTTCGCCGCACGCGAAATCGACGTAATCGTCGCCGTCGATATCATTTCGGAGGGCTTCGACCTGCCGGCAATCGAATGCGTGCAGTTCGGCCGCCCGACCGAATCCCTCGGGCTCTATATGCAGCAATTCGGCCGCGCTTTGCGCCCCATGCCCGGCAAGGGCCGCGCGCTGATCCTAGACCACGTCGGCAACGTCATGCGGCATTTACCGCCCGACCGCCCGCGCGTTTGGACCCTAGACCGTCGCGATTCGCGGGGCGCCTCGCGCAAGGCCGACGACCAAATACCGCTGCGCGTTTGCGTCGCTTGTTTCGAGCCGTACGACGCGGTTTACCGCGAGTGCCCCCATTGCGGGCATTACCCGGCGCCGGCCGCCCGGTCGGGGCCAAAGCACGTCGACGGCGACCTCGCCGAAATGGACGAGCAAACGCTTGCGGCCCTGCGCGGGCAAATCGAGTTCGCTAATCGCACTATGGCCGACGAGCGCGACCGCCTTTCGCAGACCGGCTTGCACCATGCGGGGGTTATGGGCGGCGCCGCGGCGCACGCGAACACTCTAGCCGCCCGGGCCGGGCTGCGCGCCGCCATGGCCGAATGGGGCGGCGTCTGGCACGCCCGGGGCGATACCGACAGCATGATTCAGCGCCGGTTCTTTCACGCGTTCGGCGGAATGGACGTAGGCACCGCCCTAACCTTGAACCGCCGCGATACCGAGGCCCTAACCGAGAGGATTCGTAATGCCCTTTCCCGTTGAAATCCGCCAATGGGCGACCCGGCACCACGTTGGGCAAGACGCCCTAGTAGAACTGTCGGCAATTCTCGGCAGCGTCTCAAACGAGGAAACCGGGACGCGCAGCGAAAGCAACGTGCAAAGCCGGGTGCGCCTCGCCGCCCCGGCGGCCGGAATGCGGCTTTGGCGAAACAACGTCGGCGTGCTTACCGACGAACGAGGCGTGCCGGTTCGGTACGGGCTGGCGAACGATACCAAGGCGCTTAACGAGCGGCTAAAATCGCACGACCTCGTCGGTTGGCGGCGCCTGTTGATTCGCCCCGAGCACGTCGGGGCAATCGTCGCGCAGTTCGTTTCGATCGAATGCAAGCACGAGGCTTGGCAGCCTGCCCGGCCGACTGACGCCGGGGCTTACGCGCACGAGCAGGCGCAAGGCCGTTGGGCCGCGCTCGTCACCGCCGACGGCGGGTATTCGCGGTTCGTGACCGCGCCGGAACAGTTGGGGGCCTGAAATGTACGAGTTGCTTAACATGGATTGCCGCGACGTGCTGGCAAACATGGGCGACGACACGGTCGATTCGATCGTGACCGACCCGCCGTATCATTTGACGTCGATCGTAAAGCGGTTCGGGCCGGGGCAGGCCCCCGCGCAGTTCGGGCCGGGGCAGGCCCCCGCGCAGTTCGGGACCGACGGCGCTTTCGCTCGCGCGTCGCGCGGGTTCATGGGGCAAACATGGGACGGCGGCGATATCGCTTTCGACCCGTCGCTTTGGGCCGAATGCCTGCGCGTATTGAAGCCCGGCGGGTACCTGCTCGCCTTTTCAGGGACGCGAACTTATCACCGCATGGCGTACGCGATCGACGAGGCCGGTTTCGAGATTCGCGATATGCTCGAATGGCTTTACGGCTCGGGCTTTCCCAAATCGCACGACGTCGGCGACGGCCGCGGCACGGCGTTAAAGCCGGCCCACGAGCCGGTTTGCATGGCGCGAAAGTCGATCGTCGGGACGGTCGCGGGCAACGTGCAGGCGTGGGGTACGGGCGCAATCAATATCGACGCTTGCCGCGTGCCGACGGACGCCCGACCGCTTAGAGAGGCCGACCGCCGCCTAGCGAATAACACGTACGGCGCGGGGCTCGGCGGGTCGCGGGCCGCGGGCGAGACGACCGAGGGCCGTTTCCCCGCGAACGTGCTGCACGACGGGTCGCCGGAAGTGCTCGCGGGGTTTCCTGAAACGACGAGCGGTGGCTATCCGCCGGAAGGGGGGCAGCGACCGCAGCAAAGCGTGTATGGAAAACCGAACGCCCGCGGCGAGCAGCTATTTACCTCGAACTCGGGCAGCGCCGCGCGGTTTTTCTACTGCGCCAAGGCGAGCAAGGCCGACCGCGAGGTCGGGCGGCCCGAGGGCGTCGAGGGCGATCGGTTCAACGTGCACCCGACGGTCAAGCCGACGGAACTCATGCGCTGGCTTGTGCGCCTCGTGACGCCCCCGGGCGGCCTCGTATTCGACCCATTCACCGGGTCGGGCAGCACCGGACGGGGCGCAATTTTGGAGGGGCGCCGCTTTATCGGGGCCGAAATGACCGTCGAGTATATCCCAATCGCCCGCGCGCGGATTGACGCGGCGGTCAACGGAAAGTAACCAAGGGCCGAAAGCGGAGAACGACGAATGAGTGACAAAGTAGAAAACCGGAATCGAGCCGTGCTCGACGCGGCGGTTTCGCTGGCCGAGCGGTTCGGAATGCAGGCCGTAACCCGGCCTCGCGTCGCCGACGAATCGGGCCTGTCGGTTGGGACGGTAAGCAACGCGTTCGGGACAATGGACGCCCTGCGCGACGCCGTCATGGCTGCGGCCGTCGAACGGGAAATTATTCCCGTCGTTGTGCAGGGGCTTGCCGAGCGTTACCCGGCGGCGCTTAATGCGCCCCCCGCGCTCAAGCAACGCGCGCTCGCAAATCTCGCCGCCTGATCGGCCGAACAGTTTAGAGGATATCTAGCGCGGCGCCGGCTGGCGTGCGCGCGTGGAAAGGCTCGCCCATTCAATGCAGCAATTGCCCGCCCCGCTTGCCCCCTTGGCCGCTTACCGCCAATTCGTCGTGTACCGGCTTGTGCCCTCGGCCAAGCCCGGAAAAACCGATAAGCTGCCGCTCGACTGGCGGACGGGCCGAATGCCCCCAAAGGGAAGCGGGGGCCATATCAACCCCGAATACCGCTGCTCGTTTGACGAGGCGGCCGCCGCTGTCGCCGCGGGGCGGGGGCAGGGCGTCGGGTTCGTGTTTACCGACGACGACCCGTTTTGGTTTCTCGATATCGACGGGGCGCTACAAAGCGACAACACGTGGTCGCCGTTGGCGCAGCAACTTTGCGCGTCGCTGCCCGGGGCCGCGGTGGAAATATCGCAGTCGGGCCGGGGGCTGCACGTTATCGGGTCGGGCACAGTCCCCCCGCACGGCTGCAAGAACATTCCGCTCGGGCTTGAGTTTTACGACTCGGCGCGGTTCGTGGCGCTTACGGGCGTCGGCGCGGTCGGCAACGCCGCGACCGATTGCAGCGCCGCCCTTGCGGCCCTCGTTCCCTACTATTTCCCGCTCGGGGCGCAAACCAACGCGGGCCCCGACGAATGGACAACCGAACCCGTCCCCGAATGGGACGGGCCGGCCGACGACGACGAGTTGATTCGCCGGGCGCTGGCGAGCGGCGCGCGATCGGCTGCGGCGGCGTTCGGAGGCGACGGGTCGGTTACGTTCCGCGACCTATGGGAAGGCAACGCCGACGCGCTGGCGAAGCGTTGGCCGGGCGACAACGGGCCATACGACGCGTCGAGCGCCGACGCGAGCCTTGCCGCGCATTTGGCGTTTTGGACCGGCAAGAACTGCGAGCGGATTCGCGACCTTATGTATCGGTCGGCCCTCGTGCGCGACAAATGGGAACTGCGCGGGGACTATTACCTGCCGCGTACGATCCTGCGCGCCTGCGCCGTCTCGGCCGACGTCGCCAAGGGCAAGAGCGACCCGTTGCCGGTAATGCCAAACGAGCAACAGGCCGAGGCGGTCGGAATTGCCATGCGCGAGGGGTCGGGCTTTATGGGGCTCGACGGGCAGATTTCGCATTTTGCGGGCTGCGTCTATGTCCGCAGCGACAACAAGGTTTTTACCCCCGACGGCGACCTGCTCGACGCGTCGCGGTTCGACGCGACGTACGGCGGTTTCGAGTTCGTGCTAGACGCCGAGGGGCGCAAAATGTCCGATTCCGCTTGGGCGGCGTTTACCCGCAACCGGGTTTACGAGGCGCCGCGATGCCATGCGCTTTGCTTTCGCCCCGAGGCCCCGAGCGGCGCCCTAATTCGGGAAGAAGGGCGAGTCCTGCTCAATACGTACGTGCCGGTCGAAACCCCCCGCGTGCCGGGCGACCCGGGGAGTTTTACGGGCTTTCTCGCGCGCCTGTTGCCGGTCGACCGCGACCGCGAAATTCTGCTTTCGTACATGGCCGCAATGGTCCAAAACCCGGGCTATAAGTTCCAGTGGTGGCCGGTCCTACAAGGGACCGAGGGCAACGGTAAGTCGCTGCTCTTGCGCGTGCTTTCGTTCGCGATCGGGCAACGCTATACTCACCTCGTCGACGTGCACAAAATGGCGAAAGCCGGAATCAACTTTAACGGCTGGGTACAGGGGAACCTTTTTGTCGGGGTCGAGGAAATTTACGTCGCCGAGCGGCGCGATTTCTTAGAGGCGTTCAAGGCTTACGTTACCAACGATCGTTTGCCCGTCGAGAAAAAGGGGGTCGACGCGTTTACGGGCGATAACCGGGTTAACGGGCTGCTCTTGACGAACCATAAGGACGGCGTGCCAATCAATATAGACGGGCGCCGGTACGCCGTGTTTTTCACCGCGCAGCAATCCGCCGACGACGTGGTCGCGGCCGGAATGGGCGGCCGATATTTTCCCGACCTTTACGATTGGCTGCACGGCCGCAAGGCGTATGCGAGCCTTGGCGCGAACTACGGGTACGCGGTCGTTAACGAGTTCCTACGCAGCTACGCGATCGCCGACGAGTTCAACCCCGCCGAACTTTGCACCCGGGCCCCCGAGACGTCGAGCACGCAAGCGGCCCTCGTCGCCAGCCGGGGGCGGGCCGAGCAGGAAATCGTCGAAGCGATCGAACAGGGCCGCCCGGGCTTTGCCGGCGGTTGGGTTTCGTCAAAGGCGGTCGACGACTTGCTCGACCGGATTCGGGCGCACGTGCCGCGCAGCAAGCGCCGCGACCTGCTCGTTTCGCTCGGGTACGATTATCACCCGAACTTGCCCGACGGCCGCGTTAACGTGGTGGTACAGCCCGACAACGGAAAGCCCCGCCTCTATATCCGCCGGGGCCATATCGTCGGCAACATTTCGTCGGCCGCAGATATCGCCAAGCGGTACCAGCTAGACCAAGCGCCGGGCGGCGCGAGCGACGCGCAACAGGCGTTCGGGGTGACTTGACGGGGCGGTCAATTTCGGACATACGACTCGGACAACTTGCGATTTGGAGAAACGCAAATGACCCTTTCGACCATTGACCGCCCGGCGACCGACGAAAATATCGAAAAGGCCGGTTTCGAACGCCTGCGCGGCGGTTTTTATATCACTCTCGCCAAGCGCCGCCGGGGCGCCCGCTCGTCGGTTCGTTTGTACCGGGACGCCAACGGGACGCCGTTTGTCCGCGACCGGCTTTACGGGCGCCGCGATATCGTCGCCATTCGCTTTATCGTCGTCGACGGCGTGCCGCTCAACTGCGGTTGCGCCGTGCTGTCGGAAGTCGAATAATGGGCGGCGCGACCATTCGCAGCGCGCAGCGCGCTATCGACCGCCGGGGCCTGCCGCTTGAAATCGTGCGGGCGCCCGAGGGGTACCACTATTTTATTTACGACGTGCCCGCGCGTAACGTGTACGAGACGATTTCCGTTTACGAGCCGTACACGTCGCACCGCTCGCCCGAGAGTTGGGCCGACGTTGCCGAGTCGAGCATGGCCGAGATACAAAAACGGTTGGAGTGGTACGCGTGACCGCCGCCGGTTTTTACGCGACGCTCGTTCGCGAGCAGTCGGGCGGCCGCAAGGTCGGGTACCTGCTCGGGCCGTTTGGCGACGAGCCGACCGCCCGCGCCGCTATCCCCGCCGCGCGCCGCCTCGCCGAACAGGTCGACCCGCGCACCGCCTTTGACGCGTTCGGCACCTGCCGCATTGAATTGAGCGCCGGGCCCTTGCCGCGCGGCGTGCTTATGGACCGATACGAAAAGGAAACCGAATAATGGCAACTTGGCAATATCGCATTCAGCAATACCGCCCGGGTGCGGCCTCGGCTCGTCTTTCGCGCGTCGACCACGTAGCCGCCGACGATTTTAGCGCCGCGGTGCGAGCGGTCGAATTGATCGCGTCGGGAATGCGCGCGGCCGACCCGACGCGCGAGTACCGTATCGTGCACCTGCTGTCGCATGATTACCGCGGCGAGGATTGCTCGGGCGGGGTTCATATGTTTGAAACCGCCGAGGAAATGACCGCCCGGCTCGCCGAGGGGGCCGCGTCGTGACGGCTGCAACCCGCGAACAAGCGACCATGCCGCCGCGTTGGGCCTTCGAAGTCGTCGAACGCGAACGGTGCGCGTACCTCGGGTGCGAACCGAACCCG